AAATCCGGGGATGCCGGCAGCTTCGAGAATACCGCCCATGACTGCGGCCCACGACTCGAACGAGCCGAACACGGCGGAGCCCGGGTGTTTGCCTTGCGCAATCCAGTTTTGGATCAGCAGCAGGCACGCGCGCACGAGCTCGGGCCGGTGCTTTTTTATCCAGCTCATGATCGGATCGTGTTTGAAATCTGTGCGCTCCCATGGCCGATCCATGAGCGACTCGAGCCGGATTCGTATGCACCGCCGAGCCATCTCGAGCGACATCGCCGGATTGTTCGCCGTTGCCAGCCAGACCGCGTTATTCGGTAGGTCGAGCATTTTCGTCTCGCCGAGCTTGCGCGCGGTCCACGTCGTCGACGTGATCACAGCGGCAAGGTCAGCAGAAGCGAGCTTGCCCGAAAGGTTGTCGAGCAGGATCACGCGCTGCGTCCGGTGGAGCATCGACGTTATAGATTTTTCGATCTTGTCGCTGTCGCGCCCGATTGTGACGACCCCGGGCTTTTTCCCCTGGGCGATCAGATTGATCGACGCTGAAATGAAACCCTTCCCGGTCCCCGGCGAGGTCGCCTCGATCATGTGGATCGGCGTCGGGCCATCGATCAGCCGGCGGCAGAACGGGAGCAAATGAGCTGCTACGCAGTGCGCGAAATCACTATCGGCGGCGAACGGGAAATCGACAAGGAGGTCGTCGCTGAAAAGAGCCACGGCGCGCTTGACGTCCTCGGCTTTCGGCGTCAGTGCGATTTGCGGGCAGGAGAACCCGGGCGGATAGTGGAGCCACACTTTCGACCTGGCATGGTAGCCCTGTTTGTCGATGAGGAAGCCATCGTAATCATACATTGGCGCCGACGGCGTTTCATCGAGCTTCGGCAGCCCGCGCGATGGTTTCGCGAGCATATCCCCGGCCACGTCTTTATCCGGGCGGATCAGTTTGACCGCTCCCTGTTTGTCTCGAGACCGCCACCGCGCAACGCGGGCGCAGATCGCCAGAGTGTCTTCGCGCTTCGTGACGTCGCCGACTTCGATCCGCGCCTCGTCGGCGGTGACCTCGGCTGTCGCCATGACTCCACCGCCCCGGTCGAACAGGTACGGCGGATCGTTGGAGATGTTTACAGCGTCCCAAGCATCATAAACGATTTCAATAAATTCGCGGCCTGTCGTAAAGATCACCGGTGCGTCGCCGAGACCGCCCCGACCTCCGCCTTCGTCGTCACCGACGACGCGCAGGTGGCGCACGTTGTCGTCAGGCGCCCCAGAAGCGCTCTCAGGCGCCCGCTCTGCAGATGCGTCCGAGCCTTCGGCCGTGCCGCCTTGCGGCGCCTGGTGCCCGTGTTCCGCGTCAAAGCGACTCGATTCTGTGTCACCGAGCCAGACCGCATCCTCGTCGGTGGGCGGCGGCGGTCGCTCGCCCTTCGGGCGCGCAGGCTCCCAAGGCCACTGCATCCCGATCCGCATCATGTCGATCAGTGTCTTGCGGATCTTCCAGTGCGGCGCCTTCGAGTTGTCGCGCGCGGCGGTTTCGATGAGCTCGAGAGCTGCCCCGGTCCCTACGAGCCCGCCGGCGATCAGCCGCCCCGCGCGCTTCCCGGCTTCGGCGCGCGTCGAATGTCTCGCGCCGGCGCCGGCGTTGCGCAGCAGCTCACACTGCTTTTCGAGCAGGCGCTTCGCCTCCGGCGTCGTTTCGATTTCGTCGTCGTCGCTGGGAAGATCCGGCAGATCGTCGCCGGCGGAGACCGTGGTGACCGCGGAGATCCAACCGTTCGGGCACGCGGCGAGCTCCACCTTCCCCGGGCGCGACGAAGCTTCCCACTCGTAGCACTGGCCCGACACATGATTCGACGGCGCGGCGACGATGTAACCGCCGGAACCGCGGCAATCCACGCCGGTGATCCGTCGCGGATCATCTTTTTCGATCCCCTTCGGTGCCCCGAGGTTTTGCTTATTGCCGACACGAAGATTCGTCTCGTCGGCAGGGTAGGAAAAAAACAGGTGTTGCCCGCCGCCGCCGGTCAGACACTCGACGGTGTCGGGCAACTTTCCCCACATCTCCTCAAGCCCGTCGATCGACTCGTCGCCCCGGTGCCTCGGGTCGATATCGATCACGAAAATTCCGGAGCGTTTTCCCGTCGAGATCCCGACGTTCGCGCGCTCGAACCGGTCCCACCACGCGCCGATCAGGTCAAGGTCCGTGGTCCCGTCGTTGCAGCCATGCGGCGCGCAAGGCCCGATCGGGTGTTTCCCGGGATCGGTGCAGTTGTATTTTCCGCAGCCGCAATGGCCCTGTTCGGTTACCCACCAAATCGGGAACACTCTCCAGCCCAGCGTCCCGGCATAAAAAAGCGCCGCGTCGCGCGGCGTGGGTCCGGAGCTCATAGGCGCGCCGTGTTGCGTGGTACTGTGGTCTGTGATAGGAACACGAATCAGATCCCCTCCCAACTCCATCGGGTTTTTTGGCGTGGCGCCGATGGAGTTGTTTGCCCAGCACGAACGAGCGGTCAACCTAGCAGGGCGCGCGTTGCGCCGTCAATTCTCGGCGCGCTGCTCCCACTTTTCCCGAGCCGCGCGGAGCTCAGCGGTGTTTGACTTCGCCTCTGAAATAGCGACCTCGAACCACGCCCCGCAACACGCAGCATCGCCCAGCGCCAGCGCCAGCGCTTCGGCGATTGCCTGCGACGGCAGTGATCCCGCCTCGATTTCTGCGAGGTATACGTGTGAGATTTCCGCGCGGCGTGCCACCTCGCGGCCCGACAGGCTTTTCCGTTTCCGAGTTTGTCGTATCCGCTGGCCGTACTGTTTTCGAGTCATGGCCACATACCCGTCTATTGCTCCCCTGTATCGTCTGCCGCCCGATCCCGGGCCGGCAGCTTGAATGGCAGCTTCTTGCACTGGAAACCGCCCGCGCCGGGATGCCCACCGCCACCGTGTTTCTTGCACAGGTCCCCGACGTCAACCCCGCCGTCGTAGGAGTAGAGAGAAACAGTCCACGACCCATTGAACCACGCAAAACGGATCATGATGTCGTGGTGGTCAGGGTCGAAAATAGACTCGAAGATCAGCGCCCCACGCCCGGCGACATTCATTGCGAGCGCTCGGAGCCCCTCGAAGTCCACGCCGAACGCGTGACTCTTGGCGGTCTCCTTGTCGACGCTCTCCTGGTACGCTCGCACGACGCGGCCGTTGGCTACAATCTTTGCCACCGCGAAACCCTCATCGTTAAGCAGAATGGTCCAGAGTGACGACGACGGATCGTTGCGCGCGGCGAGCATCCCGAACTGAAACGGCACGACCTCCGGGTCCGCGTGATCCCACACATCGAACCGGCCCAACAACGTCACTGCTCGAGGCATGGTCAGGCGAGGAAAACAGAACGACCACGCGAGCTCACACCCTGCGCGCCCCTCTTCCTGCACGCCATTGCACAGAAAGTCAACGAGCTGCGCGGCGTCGATGGCCGATTTGTGGTGGTCGATCCATGTGATCGACTTGGCGAGCTTCTGGAGCCGCTCCATTTTCGCAAACGGCTGCAGGCAGAAGTCCACGATCCAAACGTCCTGGCCCTCGAGCCGGTCCCATGGGATCGGCTGTTCATAGTTCATTTCTATCGGCTCAGCGCGCGGATACGCCCGGAGCACGACAGCGGCGGCGCACCTGCCGTCCAAATCGTCATGATGGATCAGGATCATGTTTTCCTCGCTTCCATGTAGTGACGCGCCAATTTTTCTATGTGCTGCGGATCGATCGTCAGCTTTTTTACAAGATCCCCGTCCGGGTCCATGATGCCATCAACCTGACTTTTCTTCAGATTCAACACATCCATAACGACAGGATCACTTCCGGCGTCGGAATACAGGAAGTAAGCGACGACAGGATCTGTTTGCCCGTCGCGAAATGGTCGACCGATGCCTTGGTCGTGCATCGCTGGCGACCAGTCCAATTCTCCGAAGACAGCGGTCCGACAAACTTTCTGGAGCCCGTCGACTCCAGATCCACTTCGCAGGCTCATGATCAGCAACGGATGTGCTGACGACTCGAGAAACGTTTTCACGGCCTCGTCTTTCTTTTTTGGCGTCTCCGAGCCGGTATAGAGCAGCGGCGAAAACTCCTTTAGCTTCGACAGCCAAATCGAGTAGACCTCGCGATGCCACCCAAAAAGCAGCACCTTTTCCCCGGATTCGATAAGGAGGCGCACGAACGCGGCGACGTGCGGAGCTTTCGCGATCCCTGTCGCCTGTCGCAGTTTCCAGTTGATCTCGCGACTCGCGCGGCCCTTCGCCAAGGGGTTGCCGCCCTGTTCGAGGATAACGCGACACAACTCGGCCACGCTGTCATCGACCTCGTCGAGAGCTTTTGAATCTGTGTCGACCAAATGCGGCACCCGCGACAACGCCGGCAACTCGCGCCCGACCTCGGTGCGAGTGCGCTGCAGCATGATCCCGGTTTCGCGGACGAACGACGCAAACGCTTTGGTATCCTTGATCAAGTGTTTGCGTCCCCAAGAATGGCACCACTCATTTGCAAACTCGCGGAACGATCCGAGCTGTCCAGGATTCAACGCTTCGTTTACCTGATACAATTCATCACCGTAGTTATAAATTGGCGTCGCCGACAACCCCAAGCGATAGTCGACACTCGAGGAGATGAACCGCGCGGCTTGCGTTTTGTTCGACTCTGGCCGGCGGAGTTCCTGCGCTTCATCATAGACCACGGAATTTATGGCCGGAGCTAATGTGTCGGCCCAGCCTGCGAGCTTGTAATATGTGCTGATGAGCACGTCGGGCATGGGCAGGCTTTCGGTGAACATATCAGATTGCGCCTCGCCCTTCTTGCGGCGTTTCTTTGGTGGCGCGGTGAGATCATACGGGGTGCCTTTTTTCAGAGTGTGCACCCGCATACCCGGAAGAAAGCGATCGATCTCTTTCGCCCATTGGAACTGTAGATGGGTTGGAACGACCACGAGCGCCGGCCGTAATTTCGGGTCGGCGAGCCCAGCGATGGCAATGGCTGTTTTGCCAAGCCCGAGCTCATCGGCCACGAGTAAACCGCCCGAGCGCAGCCAGAGCTCCGTTGCCACCGCTTGGTATTTCCGCAGCGCGATCGCCAAATCGAAATGTCTCGGCTCCACCTCGCCAGCGAGGAGCATCGAAAGCCCCTGTATGCGGTCATCAAAGGCCCGAGCTCGTTGTTCGAGTATCTCGCGGTCCTCTCGGCCCATTTGCAACGGATAGCGCTGGAGAAACCACAGCAGATCCCGGCTAACCTCCTCCGTCGCAATCAACTCTACCGCGCCATACTGGGCGCCGATCTTGCGAAACAGTCGCTTCAAACGCAATCTAACGTGTGGCTCGCATTGAACGACCCACTTGCCGGCCACCCATGAAAGCGTCCCGTATGTGCGGCATTTGCCCATCAGAAGGCACTCCCGATCAGATGGCACACACGCACCGGCGTGCCGTTCAATCGCTCAGGAAGCCGCGTCAGCCGCGCCAGCGGCGTTACGACGATCAGTGCTTCGATTTCGTCGAGTTGCGCGTAACGGTGGAGTTGCCTCGTCAGCGCGGCAAGTGACCCTTTGATCTTCACCTCGAGCCCGATGGCACCAACCATGAAATCAACCCGGTCTTTCGGGCTGAGCCGCACTTCGCGCCTTGTAGACCGAGGCAGGATTTCTGCGAGCCCGCGCTGCAGCTCGTCTTCGCTGGCGAACGAAAATGAATGCGCATCAATGGCGGCAATGAGCTCCTCGAGCGTCATCAGATCAGCCGCCGTTGTTGCTCGCGCTTGCTCCACTTTGCCAGCCGCTTCGGAGTTACACCTAGCTTGCGCTTGTAGGCCGCGCGGCGTTGGTACCACTGATTTTCTGCCAGCCCGTTGTCGGCGTCGACGATGTCGTAGACCGTCGGCGCGAACGTCGGCCGCATGACTCGCCCGACACGTTGGATCGTGCGCCCCGGCGCTTTCTGCGGCGTCGCAAGGATCACAACGTCAAGCTTGGCGATGTCGAGGCCCTCGTCGGCCAGCGACGTCGCGCACAGGATCAACAGCGTCCCGTCGCGCAAACCTTGAATCCGCGCCTCGCGGTCCACCTTGCCGGCGTCGGAGTCGACCCACTGCGCCGGCTTGCCATGGTGCCGCAACAGCGCGGCCAGCCACTTGCAATGGTCCTTGCGTCCGGAGAGGAGCAGCACGCGGCGGCCGTCGGCGGCCTCGGTCGCTGCGATGCTCGCGAGCAGCTTATTGCGCTCGTCGTCGATCGTGAGCTCGGCGACGAGATATGCGAAATCCGGATCGGTTTTCGCGCTCTCATACGCGGCCTCGAGCTTCTGTTCGATCTCGCGGCATTCTTTTGTGTTGCAAGCTGCCGTTGCGACCTTCAGCCGCCGCCGGTACTTCTCCAGGCAATGCGGACACGGTAGATCGGCGTGCATGTACGGGCTGTTTTCGTCGTCCTCTTTTTCCCGCGGGATCTCGTCGGTATCGACCTCCCAATGGCGCAAACAGACCGAACACGACATCTTGGTGGTTTCGGGGATCGGATTCGATTCCGTGCGGATCGGCTCCACCGTCGGGAGCACGAGGTAGCCCTTCGCAACGAGGTCCTTCACAGGCGCCTCGTAGACCTTGGGGCCCATGGTCCAATACAGTAGCGACGTGAGCCCGTCGTCGCGCTCAGGCGTCGCCGTGAGCCCTACGCGCCAGCGACAGCCAAGCGACAGCAAAACCTTTTGATACGTGGACGCCGGGCAATGGTGGCACTCATCCGGCATGACGATCCCGAACCGCTCGCCGAGCTCGAAGAGATCCTCCGGCGATTTCCGGACCAGCGTCTGGATCATCGCGACCGTGTGGCGGCGAATGTTCGCTTTGCGACCACCGCCTAGCCAGCCCGCCTCGATACCAAGCACCGCTTTGAACGCCTCGAGCCACTGCGACAGCAGATCCTTTGTGTGGACGATCACGAGCATCGGCAGCCCGAGGCGCCCGGCGATCGCGGCGCCGATCACCGTCTTTCCCGATCCCGGCGGCAGCACGAGCACACCGCCCGGCCGCGAAGCGTCGCACCGCTGGCCTGTTTCGACGATCGCGTCGACGGCGGCTTCCTGGTATGGGCGGAGCTCGAAACCATCGGCCAGCGGCGTATGCTTGCGGACAGCGCCCGGCGAATCGTCGACCGGAAAGTCGATCGCGATTTCGTGCCCTCCGATCTGCGCCAGAATATTTACGACGTCGCGCAGGCAGCCCCGCGGAAAGTAGAGGCGCCCGCGGCGAAGCTCGCCGGCGCGGATCGTTTCCGGCGTGCCTCCGAGCCACAGGTTGAGCCGCTCGCGCTTGATGTACTCCGGATTCGCAAACGTCAGCGATTCGGCGATCCGGAGCGCCTCGAGCGCGGCGCCCTCCGGCGGCACCAAAAACGAGATCTCGGTGCCGCAATCAATGGTGATCCGTTCTCTCATTTTTCGTCGCCGGTAGGTGGCTCGTAGATCTCGCCGTCCACGATAATGACCGTGATGTCGTCGTCCTTCGTTCCGACGACGGTTGTGATGATCTGCATATCGGCGGCGTCGGCGATCTCGAAGATCAATTCCCGATTTTTCTCGTCGAGGTCTCCCCACTTGTCGATCAGCAGAACCCCGATCTCCGGGTCCGCGGCGATCGACAACTGGATCGAGATCTCGAGCTGCTCCTTCGTGCACAGGATATCGCTGGGCTTGCCGTGAAGGGTGACGTCGCCGTCTTCGAGCCCGAGCCCGTCGATCTTCAGGTCAGCGGCGGCGATCGCGTCGTCTCGCTCCTTTTTGATCGAGTTGATTTCTTTGGTGAGCTCGTCGGATTTCGCAACCTCTGCGTCGGCGTCGGCCTGCCGCTGTGCCTTGGTTGCCTTCGCCTCCACGGCTTTGTTGGTCTCCTGCGCGTGGCCGAGATCCTCGCGGAGCTGCGACGTGTCGACGTCCTCGAGCTTGGCCACGATGCTGCGGCCCTTTTCGAGCTGTGCTGCGACCTTGTCGCGCGCCTCGTACTTGTCGGCGATCGCGCCGTTCGCCTGCTCTTCGGCGCTCGCGCGGTGTTGCTTTGCCCGCTCGTTTGCTCGCTGCAGCGCCGCTTCGGCGTCGGCGACCATTTGCGCGGCCTGTTCTTTGGCCGTTGTCAGCGATGTTTCGGCCTCGGAAACCATTTCCGTCGCAGTCGCGTCGGCAGCCTTCGCCGAGGTGATAGCCTGCGCTTCGGCGTTCGTGACGTCCTCGAGCGCCGACTTGTGATGCGCCTCGACTTCGACCAGTCGATCGCGAAGTGTGGCGTTTTTTTGGTTCGTGGCGGCGGCTTCGCTGATCTTCGCCTCGAGCGCCACGACGTCGACGGGCTCGTCCGGAGTGCCCGGCGGTACCTTGATCCCGTCGGCCTGCGCCTGGAGCTTTTTCGCCAGCCGGTTGACCACGGTCCGCTCGTCGAACGGCGCCTTGATCCGCTTCGCAATGTCGACGAGATCGATCCCGGCGAGCCTCGCCACGGTCTCGGCGCGCTGCTTCTTGTCGCCCTTGAAAAATTCGAGGGCCTCAGTGCTCCGGTTGCCCCAGAGCTTGTTCAGAACGGCCTGCGCTCCGTTGTATTTCGCGCCGTCGGCGGTCTTGACGTCGAGTTGGTCTTTGCCGTCGGCTTTCGAGATCCATTTGACGATGAGATCCCCGAAGTCAACGACAACGTGCCCCTCTTCGGAGCCCATGCGGACCTTTTGACTCCGGCGACCTTTTGCGCCTCGGATAGCGCCGGCCAGGTCCCACACAACCGTTGACTTCCCGGCTTCGTTCGGTCCGCCGATCACGACGTGTTCGCCATTCGGTTCGATGTGAAACGCCTTGATCCCGCCCATGTTTTCTATATCGAGCGCGATGATCTTCTTCGTCATGGTGATCCCCTATTCTGTTAGTTCTCTGAGCAAACAAATGAATGCTCTCGCCGCCACGAGCGGAACGACTCCATTGCCACAGGCTCGCAATCGGTCCACCCGGTGGGCCACCCCATCATCCATTCCACAAACTGGGGGCGGAGCTTGCCTCCGGTCCCATGGGCTCGGCCCTTCGCCGACCCCGTCACCGCATCCGTCAGGCTCATCCCGCCGAGCGCCCTTGACCCTGGACACTCCCGGCTCCCGCTCCCTTTTGAGTCCCCGGCGGTCGGGGTCGGCAGGAATTCGACCACGTCCGGGAGTGTCTTGTCGCTCTCTCGTCTCGCATTCCCGCCACGTTGGCGCTTGCTCCAGTCCGCTCCGCCCTTGTGGTCCCTGCTCGTCGGCGTCGGAAGGAACATTTTGGTAGACTCGACCAACAGGCTTTTTTGGAGATTGACTCCTTTTTCTTTGTGTTTTCTCCTTGCTTTTTCCCAGGCCTCGGGGGATCTCTGGGTATCCTGAGCCCCTGGCGTCGGGAGCAATCCCTGATAAGCCATCGTTTCGAGATGAGCCTGACCTTGGCCCTGTGTGGTTCTCCCTCCATTCGGCGTCATGGGCGTCGGCAACCGCAAGCCAGAACAGCCGGTCGCGCTGGTGGGGCGCCCCGACCATTGCCGCACTGAAGATTCCAGCCGCAACCCGATAGCCCAGCCCTTCCATATCCTCGGCGACGCTATCGAAGCCGAGGGACAAATGAGCGGAGACGTTTTCGCAGAAGACCAGAGGAGGCCTTGCCTCAGCGATGACTCGCGCGACATGGGGCCACAAGTGGCGAGGATCGTCTTCACCAAGTCGACGGCCGGCGGCCGAGAAAGGCTGGCACGGGTAGCCCGCAGTAACGATATCCACGACTCCGCGCCACGGGCGGCCGTCGAAGGTTCTGACGTCGGACCAGATAGGCGCCTGAGATATGGCCTGGTCCTCCATGCGCGCTGCCAGTACGCCAGCCGCATATGCCTCCCCCTCGACATGACAGACCGTTCGATACCCTGGCACAGCAAGGGAGATTCCGAGTTCGAGCCCGGCGACGCCTGAGCAGAGGGAGATCCCTGCGATGGTAGGTACAGCCACGTCAACCGAGTTTCCTGATGTAGATGTGTGTAGCCGGTCCACCTAGTTCGCCCCACTGTTCCTCTGTGCGCTGCTCCGGGTCTCCACGCCATTCCACGATGTCGTCGGTGTCATCCTTGATCAGCCCGGATTTCACGATCGCGTCCTCGGCTTCTTTCAAGCTGCCTCGAGCGTTCGTGTTGTCGAGACGCTTCCCGGTGTCGGTGCAACGCACGGCCCACAATAGGAACTTCGATCCCCACGGCTTCGGCCACTCGCCGCGCCAGATCTGCGACAGGCACGCATTGACCGCGATTCGTTGCGCGTGACAGTAGGAGGCGAGCTTTCTCCTGCCGTGCGGCGTGCGAATCCAGCCACGGACCACGTTTTCGGATTCGGTGAGAGGGAACGTGATCCGGATCACGTCGTCGGCGAGACGAACGCCGGTCCCGTGGTAGAGTCGCTTCGGAGCTGGCGGAGCGTCGATCACTCGATCCCCGGCAGCTTTTCCTGATTCAGGTTGTCGAGCACGTGGCGGATTCGGTCGCGCGCTTTGGTGATGTCGTCGTCGTATGACGCCGTCACTTCTGAGCATTCCTCGTCGAGCTTCTTGTTTTTCGTGTGGAGCACGTCGATTTTCGCCAGCGCTGCAACGGGGTCCGGATTGTTCGTCGGGTCCGATGCTGACTTGATGATCTCGGCCGTGTTTTCTTTGATCTCGTCGGCGTATTCCTTGCGCTTCTCTTTCTTCTCGGCGCGGAGCTGCTCCTCTGCGAGGAACGAGCCGCCGACGTCGGCCAGCAGGTGGCGCGCCTTCTTTTCGGGAAGTTGCGCCACCGCGGAGCGAATCCGCTGGGCCGTGGTCCCTGCGCTGACGTTTTCCACGGGCGGATCATCGTCAGATCCGAGCGCCTTATCGATGGCCTTGTCGACGGTTGACTTCAGCTTTTCGTGCCGTTTGGCGTCGGCGTCCATGTCGGAGCTTGTCGGCGGTGGCGTGACCTCGACTGTCTTCCCACCAGCCTTGATCGTCATGGAGCAACCGCCGGCGGTGGCGGCTTTGCGGAATTCGTTCACGGCTTCGCGTAGATTCTTGTCTTTCTCCAGCGTGATCAGAGTTCGCGCCTTCGTAAGGACTTTTGCGGACAGATCTCGGTCCTCACCGTCGACGATCAGCGCAAGCTTGCGGCCGATCTTCTTGCGATCGCGCATGGTCGTCGCGGTGCCGAGTGCGGCCTCGTGGATCTTGCGGAGCAATTGGATCGGCAGTATCTCGAAAGGTACGAGCATGGTGTGGCCTCGTAGCCCGTCCGGGTCGCAGACGGGAGGATAAAGGGGTGTAGACGGGTGGTCAGCCGGTTATTGCTTGTTTCCTTCTAGTCGAACGGATCGCGCTGATCCTGCTTCGGCTCCGGTTGTTGCTTGCTTTTGCTCTGGACCCACCGCCAGATCTCCCCGAGGTGGTCTTTTGTCCAGTCGGGCATTTGGCAGCCGACAAGCTTTTCGGCGTCGGCGACGTCTAACCCGCGCTTGCGGATATCCGTCGCGGCGGCGATGTTTGCGTTGCCGTCGATGCTCGACGGTGCGGCCTCCTCTTCCGGTGGCGTGTCGTCCATATCGGCGGTCGCCAGCCCCAAAAGGCTCAACAGCGTATTGCGCTTCAATGTCGTTTGCGTGGCCATGACTGCCTGCGCGTTGTTCATCCCCTTTTTGTCGCTGGGGATCGAAGGCAGGTACGCGGTCACCGCGTGCCCTCCGACGTGTTCGAGCTCGCAAGTGATCCCGACCTCTTTCCCGCCGTCGTAGGACGGAATCCACTTATGCGTAAAACCGTGACGACACATGATCGGCGTCACGACCTGGACCAGTTGCGCTAGAGTCGTATAGGTGAATTGTGTCTGCAGAAAGTTCACATTTCTGTCGTGAGCTATCACCGGCGGGAGATCACCTTTTAGGCCAACCAATGCCTGTGTGAAGGCTTGCTTCGCAGAAAAGGCGCGCTCCTCGCGGTCGAAATCCCGCTTGATCGTCAGCACTTCGCGCAAGATTTCAGGCGTCAGGTTCTTGTCGACAATGGCGTGAAACACTGTCTCGAAATCGATCGATTTTGTCGGCTCCGGCTCCGGATTTGTGATCGCGACGTCCGCCGGAACGATCTGGCTTTTGTGGTCGTCCATTCTACCAAGTCTCCTTGTTCGACTCGTTCGGCTCGTTCATACCAGGAGCCCAACCCGGGAGATCCAGCGGCGTTTCCGCTGGGAACCTACCAGGCCAATAGTCCGATTGTGTGCAGGTAACGAATTTTTCTAGCAGTCGCAGATAAAGGCGCCGACCGGCTTCGAGCACCTCGGCTGGAAGTGGTAGAACCCCGATGTCGTAAGGCTCAGTTGTTTGGACGACGAGAATTTTGACCTTCACTGTTTCGGAACACGCACCGACTTTGACCGCGCCGTCGCGGTAGAAGGCCAGTTGCCCATGATAGAGGTAACGAGCTGCGTCGACGAAAAACCGCTTGAACGAATTTGCAGATTTCAGATCGCCCAAAACCAGGGATGAAATCAGGTCGACCCTGCCCTTTGCTTCGACGCCGTTGATCGTCCACTTGATGATCTCTTCGCGGCGAGTGCCGCTGAGGAGGTCCATCGCAGCTTTGTGATTTGAAAGGTGATCCGTTACATACCCGATCATGTCGTGCTGCTCAGCGGTGATAATGTCGCGGCCGTCGGCGTTTTCCTCGAGCCACGCCTTGCCCGCTTTTGTGTTGAGCTTCATCCCGCGCGGCTTGATGATATACCGATCGTCAAACAGCCCCGGCTCGTCGCGGAGCTCTAGGATCGCCGTATTCAGGGCGCGGCCGACGAGCCAGGCCGGCTTATCTTGTTGTGGGTGATCCTGGCGCCATTTGCACATGAGCGGCGAGTCGTGAACCAGTTTCAGCCTCGACCAGTTGACTCGCTTCAGCGCCGAATATTCCGCCCAATCATCCATCGTTTTCTCCGGAGAGGAAGGGGCCCCCTACCAACACAGCACAACGACAACCACCCACAAAAACGACGCCCGGCCCTGCCCTCGAGTCGGGTCGCTGCGACTCCACTCCGGCGATCGACCTGGAAAAAATCTCCGCCGGCACCATGTGGTCGCGCCGCAGCGCCCCGAGTCCAAGGCGCGGCCTACTCCGCCTTCGCGCCCTGGATCAGATTTGCCGTCTTGTTGAGCGCCCGACTCATGTGCTGGCGCGCGAGGTCTTCAGCGAACCCCATCGTCGTGTCGTCGACTCCGCCTTCGCGAGCTCTGCCGAGCGCGATCCCGAGCAGCAGCGTGATATCGAATAGCTGGTCCGGAGACGTCGCGGTTCCGATGTCGGCACCGTATCCCGCGATCGCTTCCTTGACATTTTTCGCGAGCGCAATGCGCTTGTTCGGTCCGCGCTTCTTGGCGGGCTTCGGCTTGTCGGGTTGTTTGTCGGACATTGTTTCTACCTCCTGGAAAGTTGTCAGCTAACAAGCTACCGCATTAGGTGTACAGTGATACGCGATAGCGGTCGGCGTGTCAACAAAAAATCCGACGCAGACGGGCACACCCTTTCGCGTGGGAGATCTCGGTGATCTTTTTCTCCCTTTTTTTCGTCGAATCGCTTGCATTGTCGCGTTATTCGTTGTATAGTATATATAGAAGGTGAGGGAGACAATGGGCAACACGACGACGCAAAACGGTTGGTTTCAGGTTGACGGAATCCTCGACGGAGAGCCCGTCAATTACTGCGTAGCGCGTAACCTCCGCGGCGCCGTCGCCCAGTGCCTTCGCCAGCGCCTCATCGGTCGCCCTTGCCACGTTGTCGACGGCTCCGGCCGCAAGGTCACACGCGGCGCCGTTCGCGCCGCTGGGATCGACACTGAGAAAATGACCGTGAACCTCCGTCGCGAGCTCGCCGCTTACGGCGTCGCCATCAACTAAGGAAGGATTGAGACCATGACACTAACAATTTCTGGGGCAATCACGGTAACAGATACAGACAAAATGGAAACAGTAGTAAGCGTCACGATAGCAAATGACGACGCTTGCGCGGACGATATCCTCGGGTTGCTTGCTGCTGCAAAGTGCGACCTGCAATGCCTGTCATGCTTCGACCACATTAGCGGCACACTGCACATTTGCCCCGAGTGCCACCGCATCATCTGCGACGAGTGCCTAGCTGACAATGGTCGCTGCCTCGACTGCGACGACCCCGTGTACCATGGACCAATCGACGACGGCGGCGCACACTAAACGCCACCTGCTAGCGCGGGAGCACGACGGGGACCACTGTCGTACGGCAGCCGTGGTGGAGAGGAGGCAGCCCGACGCCGGCGTCGGCGAACTTTCCCGGCGGTAGCGCGTTGGCGTATTTTCCAGGCTCCTGCGTCCCCATCCCAGGTTCCACGACCGTCGCGATCGTCGTGCGCTCGCCGTCGGGCAACTCGGTGAACAGCTCGTCGCCGTTCTCCCCGCCGCCCTCCTGAATCATCGGACTATTCCAGAGCACAGCCTCGGGGTTCGGGTCGTTCAGGGTCCGCTCAACAGCAGCCATCGCCGGACCGATCTGCACGAGCTGCCCGTGGATAAATCGGCAAGTCTCAGTTGTGTGCTCATCGAGCACGGCCTCGTAGCGCCCGATCTCGACCCCGGCGCCGCGCATTGTCGCGCCCTGCGCGTAGGACCGAGCTCGGTTGACGGCGTTCGCTGCGACGGTGTTCCAGTAGCCCCTCATCCGGAGCCCGCCGCGGATATTCTGTCGGAGGTCTCGCCCAATGGTTCGACGCCCGAGCCCGTCGCGGAGACCGGCGGAGATCCATGGGCGGACGCGCGCGGCTAGACCTGGCGCGATCCTGCCGTACTGATCGCGGACAAAGAATCCATGGTGTCGCGCGAACGCGGCGCCAAGAGCTCGGCTTGGGAGTCGGAAGGAGGCGCCCAAACCTCCGCGGATACCCGAGAGTCGGCCCGTCGCTCGAGAGGAGCCGCGGATCACCGCTGCCAACGACAGCGCAAGCGCGGCGGTCTGCCCGTTGATCATCCTGTCGCTGGGGTTGGAAAAAACGCCGGTCATCCCGGCCTCCATCCGTTCCCATTCTTCCTCTGTCGCGTCGGGCCAGTCGAAATCTGCCCACTCCATCGCTTCGCGCGTCATGTGTCGCGCTTCCTGTTCGGCGAAAACCGTGAGCCGCTCCGACGTGCCACGGACCGCTGCGTCAAAGCCGCGCTCTGTCAACGGATTCTGTTCGCCTGCCTTCAGCGTGCCGACTCTGGCGATCGATTTCCATACCGGGCGCCATCCGTCTATTGCTCCCCCTGTGAC